CCATATCTTGAGTTAAGTTGTAAACCTCTCAAGCACCAAACAGGGTTAGCACAATATTCTGTCCTATAGGTTGCTTCATCCCAGTAAAGTTCTGAATCATCTGAAAACAATTTAAACTTTTCAGCATCGCTGTCGTAATAATAGTCTTCCCAATCTACTGCAGAACCGCCTACTCCGTCTAAGACTGCCGGAGTTCTTATTTTTAATCCTTTTACTACAAATGTTATATTAGGAGTTTGTCTGCTTAACTGCTCTGTTGCAAGAGCCTTTATCCCTAAAAGAGCAGTGTTTGGGTAAATTAGATCATCATATTTAATCTCATCGACACTGATTAAAAACAAATCGCCTTGCTTTTGAGGATCAAGGGAACTATCATCAGAAGTTCTGGTTATTCTTATATCATATTTTTCTGGGTCTAACCCGTCTTTTCTGAAAACTCTTCTTAATGTAGTCCTTGATTTATCGCTAATTGTAGTTGTCCCCAAATCAATCCAAGAAGGCGCTCCATTTACCCGATACTCAACCTTGTATGTTACACTCCAAGATTTTATTGAGCCATTCGTTTTATCAACTTGAAATAGTCCACCCTGCAAATTAAGAGATATCTCAAAGGCTTCTACATCGCTATCTGTTGTGGTATAAGTATAAGAATTGTCTTTTGTCAGTTCGGTATTGATATTATAAACATTGTGTAAATCCTCAAACCCGGGGATTAACTCTTGGTCGTTAGTTCCGTATCTTTTATAAGTTGTTATCCCGCTAAAGTTTTCAATCGGTTGGTCGTTGATTAAAATATCATCTATGCTTTCAATCTCACCTTCGCATATTCCGATCAGCATATTAAGATATTGTTTATCCCCATCGGTTGAAACGAATTGGTTTATTATATTACCGCCGGTTCTGTGTTCTCCATAAATTACCTTAACCGGAGCGCCTACCTCTTGGACTGTCCTTATCCCTTCCCAGCCATAAGTTGGGCTTTTCTCGTCCAATCCAGAGTCGCCAAAAGAAGGCAATCTAGGCTTATTAGCTGTTAAAGCTGAATAAACGGAATATGCTACTGTCAACACGGCAGCATAAAACGTTAATACTCCATACATGGTGGTTGCCCCTGTTACCCATGTTGCGAAACTCCAAAGTGCTGCTCCAACAGGCCCTTCAATCTTTGGAGTTACACAAATCTCTGAATTATCAGGAACGATAAAATCCGGTTTGACTACCTCTCCATCGACAATAGTATCAAACTCTTTGCAGTTGAACTCGGTTTTTTTAAGGTATTGTTCTATTGTTCCGTTCTTTATAAGTTCAACTTCTTGAGTTTCAAACTTACCATCTAATCTAATTGGGAAGTATTTAATTATCATGTCTGTAAAATCCGTTTATCCTATCTCTCCAGTTAAAATCCATAACTCTGCTTAAAACAACTCCGGCTCTTGTGGCATGTATAAACTTAAATTTATTTATCATTACTCCGGCATGGTTGGCTATTCCTTTCCCGTTGTTTATCAATACCACATCAAAGGCCTGTGGAGAGTTTACTTTTATCCAATTTTTGCTGGCATTTTCAATGAATAAATCTCTGCCTTTCCAAGACCAGTTTTTATCGTACCCATGGATATCAAACAACTCGATTCCCTTTTCATTCTTAAAGGCCTTTAGTATCAATCCCCAGCAGTCAACAAACCCATCTTCTCTGCCTTCGTGCTTAAATTGCCAACCAATATATTTATCCCACCACATCATACTATTATCATCTGTCGGCTTGGAGTACTTGGAAACCCGCCAAACCTTTTATAATTACCAAGTTCCTTACACCTTTGTTTTGTTCTGTTGCAGGTTGTTGCTTCTCCGGCATAACCGCATTCATAAGATTTAAACTTCCATTGGCAATAATTCCGTGAATAAGTCCGGGCTGGAAGTACTATGCTTAAAGCATTGACCTTAGGCCTTAAAATAAAAGAAACATCCCTTTCATTTGACTTTGTATTATCTACATAATAAGTCCATTCTACCTTTGAATCAGGATTATCAAGTTTGTTAAGCCATACTATCGTTATTTTGACTTTAATTCCAATTAGCCCTTCATAGTCTATAAGATAACTTCCGATTAAGCGAGATACATTCCCAACAGTGATTCTAATTTCATCTGTTTGGTTTTGAGAGTTCTCTCCTATATCATCATGGGTTATCGGGAAGGCTACATAAACTTGACCATTAAAGGTAATGTCCTCACTCCACTCTGCCAGGTAAAGATTGTTAGCTCCGTCATATTTATAGAGAGTATAAAGATAGATTGGGGCATTAGTGCTTTTGTTTTTCTGTTTTTTAAAGTCATCATGTGCATCAATAGGCATTAGGTAACCACCTTCTTGAATTGAAAAGAACATTGGAAAGTTCCGTTTCTGTATCTTGTTCTGAAACTCCCCGGCTCAAATCTTACATTATATTCTGTGTTGTCAAAAGGAGATGTAAATGTAAAACTTTCTAATGCTCCGTAATTGTTAATCAAAGCATTCCTATAGCTTTGTAATTGGACATAAGTCAATACAGGAGAAGTTATTTTATATCCTATAACACTATTAGCATGTACTAACCTTCTCTGTTCGACATCATTCTCAAATTGTGTTATTGCTACACTATAATCAAGTAGTTCTTCACAAGATTCTCTGTTTAGTGAAAAGTCAGACATTTTATCTCCTTACAGTTTCCCTTCTGATTATTCCGTTTCTTAATGAATCTCTGTTAATGATATTTACTATTACACCTTCTCCTTCTCTGCCGGACATCGCCATGGCCACTGCCTCAGGAGTAATATAGTTATGTATTTCGATTGCTTGCTCTCTTTTCTTCCCTGCATCGTAAGCAGGGACTACTTGTTCTCCGGAATGGAGTTTATAAGCTCCGGTATAAGGTACTTCCTCTAGTCCTTCCTGAGCAGTTACTATTGGGCCTGGGCCTGCCGGAGCTGCCGAAGCTGCTGTTCCACCGCTGCCCCAGCCTAGCCAAGAACCAAACTTAGTGCTACCAAAAAGCCCTGTAAGCGCGGCATAAGCAGCTATTTGAGCTAATGTCTGGAGAATTGCATCACCAAAAGCGGAAAAATAGTCTTGAGCAGTTTTAAGTTGCCCCTTAAAAGCATCATAGAAAAAGGTTCCGAAGGCATCTTCAATGTTCCGTGCTGCTTGTTTTCCAAACTCAGTTAATCTTTCGAATGAGGCTTTGCCATCGTTTGTCATGTTTCCAAATTCTTTTTTTAGCTTATCAATGGCTCCTGTTGTTTTATCTACTATATCACCCACTATATTATTATCAGCTGCATTATCCATTTCATTAAACGCTTCAACTGTTCTTTCCCCGCACTCTTCGGCAGACTTTCTTAATCCATCTACTGTTTTTCTCATTCCATCAGCAGTATTCTTAAACTTTTCTCCAATCCAGGGCACCTTCTCCATTTTTGCAATCCAGTTAGCTAACCCTTCAGTCAAATCAGCAAGCCCTGTATTAACTCCTTCCGCGAATGACCACCAAGCTATTTTAAGGCTTGCAATTATTGTTTCCCATTTATAAAAAACCACTAACGCTGCAATAAGAGCAGCAGTAATACCCAAAGTTGTAAGAATAATTGGCCCAAGAGCAAGGTTGAATCCTAAAACTGATATTGTTGCTCCATGAACAGCACCCTGGAATATAATCATAGCAGAAATTATACCAGGCAAAGCTATTGCAAGACCTCCTAAGGCAATAAGTGTCAATCCTAAGACTGATCCTAAATAAGTTAATACAGTTGCAAGAGTTTTGTTATTATCAATCCATTTTTGAAGCCTAATAGCAATGGTTGTAACCATATTTGATAACTTCTGTATGGCCGGAAGAAGTAAATCACCTATTTTAGTAGCAAGGTTGGTAACAGTATTCCAAGTTACTTTGAGTATTGATTCAGTTGTATCAAACCTTTTTTGTGCCTCTTCTACAAGTGCAATATTTTCTTCCCAAGCTTTTGATGATTTTTCTAATGCATCTGTAAGGATACCACTCGCACCACCAACTGAAAGAAATGCCTGTTTAAGTCTTTGATCCCCCAGTTCAAGTTCTTCAAGAATCTTTGCAGCTTGCAATCCTCCTCTTCCAAGACCTTCAATGAAAATAGCGAATGCTTTTCCAGCATCTTTTTCAAAAGCCTTTGTAAATTCATCAACGGTCATCCCGGAAACAGAAGCAAAAGTTTTTAGTTCTTCATTTCCTGTTTTAATAGATTCACCTATTTTTACTAGAGCTTTACTGACCGCTGTTCCACCACGTTCGGCTCTTACACCTACAGAACTAAATGCTGTGCCTATTGCAAAGATATCTGGTGTAGTCAGCCCAACGACTTTAGCTGAACCTGCAATGCGTTGTGCAAAAGAAGATATCTCTGCTTCTGTAGTAGCAAAGTTATTACCTAAATCAACTATTGATGCCCCCATTCGGTCAACATTAGTAAGAGGCTCTTGCATGATGTTAGCAATGCGGGCAAAATCTGTAGCTGCTGCTTCTTTTGTAAGATTTGTTGTTACTGATATTTTAGCTACAGTTTCAGTAAATTTAGTAAGCCCTTCAACTCCTCTTACACCTAACTGCCCGGCAATTTCCATAATTCCTGCTAAGCCAGATGCTGCCATCGGCATTTGATTGGATAAGTCTATAAGATTTTTTTCTAATTTGGCATATTCTTTTTCTGTAGCATCAACAGTCTTGCGAACACCGGCAAAAGCAGACTCAAAGGATATCGCACTCTTAGCAGCTAAAGCATATCCAGTAGTCATAGCAGCTCCGGCAATCATGAATGACCTGCCCATTTGAGTTACTTGAGCCTGATTGCGCAGAATCCAACCTTTCATACTGTTAGTATCCTTACGGACATTTTCTACAGCCCTAGACCACTTATTGAGGTCTAAGGTCATTCTGCCTACTATGGAACCAGCATCAAACATTGGATCGCCTGCCTTTTCTCCCTATTGCTTTTAAACTTTCCCAATTGCTTTTTATCACTTCTTTTTCTCCTACTTCAATCTTCCTTAACTGTTCTTTAAGCGAATAAATATATGTTTTAAATTCGCTATCTTTTACCATTGCCAATCTACAGGTTTGGGCATCCCTAAGTTGCTGTTCTAAAATCTTCTTCTGTGCTTCTCTTGCCCAAAACCTTAGATCTCTAATGTCAAGATTAAGTAATTCTTTATAAGTGAATCCCGGGAAGGTATAAGCGATTAAAGCTAATCCACCTATACCTTCCGGACGTTTTTTAAATCATCACCTACAATAGAGTCAGTAATAAACTTTAATACGCTGCTAATCTTCCTAATGTCAACTCCTTCTAATTCTCCTTCTTCAACCCCCAAGAGACAAGCCAACTGTTTTACAGGTATACTGCTATCTCCTTTCTTCTTTCCTATCTCAGTTACCCTTTTAATTAAATCAGTGGTAATCTTGCCTACATTGTAAACCTTGCCTTCAAGAGTTATCTCAATTGGTTCTGATATTTGCTCTTTGTCGGCATTAAACTTTAAACTCATAAAACCTCCTCAAGGCGGTTATGCGCCTATTTTAAATAATTCATTATTATCGTTAGGAAATATCTTAAATATTACCTTGTAAACTCTCTGCCCTTCCGGCGAGTAATCAACTTCCCAATCTGATCTTGGAGAAGCTAATGCTGCTGTTAACCAAGTTGTTGCATCAGATGAAACCTCATTATCGATAATTGGCTTAAGGATTAAAACCTTAGCATTATCTTTAAGGGACTTTCCTATGGTTGTACCAACAGTTAAAACACCGGCCTCATAGACTGCATTCCCTAAAACCTTCAACAAGTTAGCTAGAGAAGCCCTTGTTAAAGGAACTTCTGCTTCGCAAGCTGATACCCCTGATGTGATACCATCTATTTCTGTTACTCCTGTTTGGTCTGTTTTTACAGGTGCAGTTTCTTCTGTATAACGAAACTTTACCCCTCCAAAAGTTTTTCCTAGTGAAGCACCATCAAAATCAACATCACAAGGCCCTAAATCTTTAATCGGTGAACTCATCTCTACCTCCTATTTGTCTTGAATTTTAAATACATAATTTGTGCTTATCTGCCATAAGCCTTTCTCATCTTGCCCTAAACTCTGCGGTGAACTCACCGCCTGGGCTACGTTAACATAATACTCTTTACCGTCAATTACTGGTAAAGTAATCCCTGCAATTCCATGCAGTAAGTCAAAAACTGTTTGAGCATTGGTTTTAGCTGTCCAATAATTTTCACTTCTAGATAAAACTTGCACTCTTTTTTCTATATAATCAGGTAATTCATGTTCTGTTGCCCCCCCGGATTCAATAGCTACCACTGCACTGCCTGTTATAGTAGAAGGAATATATCCTGCAAACAAATCAGTGCCTATTGTAAAATCAGTTTCGTTTTCTATATATTGAACTATTTCTTTTATCATCTTCCTGCCTTTTTTATTGTTGTTGCTATTTGTTTTATATATGCTTTCTTATTCTTTTGTAATTTACTTTCAAGATACTTCGGCCCTGAACTTGGTTCAGTAAACGTAAACCCTATTCCTTCGTGAAGCCTTGCTGCGTAAGGAGCGTTATAACCTATCACTCCAACTAATTTTCCATAGGAAATTGACATTCCTAAGTCTCTTTTAGCAAACTTTGCTTTTCCATGGCTTGAAACTCCTGCCAGTTTGTTCTGCACGAACATAGAAGCTGAGCCTCTTAAAAAGCCTTCCTTCAAAGGCACTGTCGGCACTTCCATTACGCAGTCATTCTCTAAATCAAGCATAGCCCTGCCTAATCCCTTCTCTGTTGCTTCAGGAATAGCATCTTTTACTATTTTTTTAAACTTTTTATCAAAATCATTTGAGTCAAATGTCATCATTTCAAATTCACCTTTATAAATCTATTACTAAAATCCTTAACTAATTCCAGAGATAATATGTTATATTCTTTCCCATTATATTTTATTTTATCTTCATGGTTTATATCTACACTTGCCGGAAGTAAAACAACCGCACTTGAGACAACTTGCTCACCTTCCAGGCTTCTTACCATTTTAGTTTTGTAATTAAATCTTCCCTTTATGTTAGTTGATTCTGTCGTTGCAGTTCCCCACTTGTCATAGGTTACTGTTAATATTTCCATTGAGTCTTGCAGATAAGCATTTATCATAATGACTTAACAACCTCCCGGAATTTGTTATATGAAGGAATTGGGATTGTATTAGAATTGCTTAATTTTACCAT